TTCGACGCGTTCGCCGCCAATCCGAGGTTCCTGATCTCGCTCAACGACCTCCGTGAAGCGCTGAACCTCGCCGCTACGAATACGACCCACGACGCGGAGCTCAGACTGTATCTCGCAGCCGCTACGGCGGTCATCGAGACCATCGACCGCTCCTACCTGGCCCAGACCCGTACCCACACGTTTGATGGCGGCAGGAACGTCCTGGTGCTGCCGGAGACCCCCATCACCTCGGTCACGTCGATCACCCACAATCCGACGCAAGGTTCCACTGAAACCCTGGATGCGGACACCTACCGGGTCGACGAATACTCCGGACTGATCTACCACTACTGGGGCCGATTCCCGTGGGGCAAGCGCAACATCACCGTCACCTACACCGTGGGCGACACTGTGGTCCCACCCAACGTCATCCTCGCCGCGCGTGAACTCTGCCGGCACTGGTGGCAACGCTCCCAGCAGTCACCACGGCCAGCGTTCGGCGGTGCTGCTGGCGACGGCGACACCATCTACATCGCCAACTACGCCGTGCCCAACTTCGTCATCGGGTTGCTTCAACCCTCCGACGGGATTATCTGATGGCATCCAAGGCTCCGGCGGTCAAGGCGGCGCTGTTCACGCTCTGCCAAACCCTGTTTCCGGTGCCGATCCAGGTGGCCTACGGCCACCCTGGGACCGACCTGGAAAGCGACATTGTGTCCGTTGGCTCGGTGCGCGCCACGCAAGAGATCGCCACGATGTCCACAATGCGCAACCGCGAAGAGCTGGTCACCGTCGACGTGATCTTCTCCTGCTTCGCCGGTGGCGGGGCCGAAGTCCAGCAGACCGTCACGGAGCGCTGCTACACGCTGTGCGCGCTGCTGGAGAACTACCTCCAGACCACCGACTACACCCTCGCCGGAACCGCCCGCCTGGCCCGTGTCACCGGCGCCGACCTCATCGAATCCGATGACCCAGACCTGCTCGCCCTCGGGCGGCTCTCCGAACTGACCGCGACCGTCGAGGTCCAGGTCCGCATCTAGCACCACCTCCGCAATCAACCCGACGCCATCCGGCGTGCGGGTGTTCGCCATGCCCGAAAAGGAGCCCCGAATGGCAGTCCTGCGCAACACCAATCCGCTCGGAGCAGTGGACCTCCCACTGATCGGGCGCACCCTCGCCGCCGGTGAGGAGTTCGAGGTCCCCGACGACGTCGCCGAGACGTTGCTGGCGCAGGTCGGCAACTACGAGGCCGTCAAGTCCCCGAAGAAGTCCACCACAGTGAAGGAAGCCTGACATGGCCGCATTGCAGGACGCCTCCGTCGGAACGATCCCCGAGGTCGCTTACGGCACCGCACTCACCCCCACCCGGTTCTACGAGTTCGTTGACGAGAGCTTCGATTACTCCAAGACCGTCAAGCAGGGCACCGGCATCCGCGTGGGCTCCAAGGTTGCCCGCTCCGGGCGCCGTGTCGTCACCGAAACCCAGGCCAAGGGTGACCTCACCGTCGAGCTGACCTCCAAGGGTCTCGGCACGCTGCTCCAGGCCTGCTTCGGCGCTGGCGCCTCGACGCTGGTCTCCGGCACCACCTACCAGCAGAACTTCACCCTCGGCACCGGCGCGACTCCGCCGTCGATGACGGTGCAGAAGGGCCTGGTGCGCGCTGACGGCACCGTTGACCCGTACACCTACAACGGCGGCGTGGTCGACTCGTTCGAGATTGACTGCCCCCAGGGCGACATCGCCAAGGTGAAGTCGTCGTGGATCTTCCGCGACGTCGTGACCTCGACGACGTATGCCACCCCGTCCTATGTGGCGACGCCTAACCTGTTCCACTTCGCACAGGGGTCGATCACCATCGGTGGCACGGTCACCGCACCCACCACCACCGCGCTCGCCTCCGGCGGCACCTCGGTGGCCAACGTGCGCGACTTCAGTGTCAAGGTCGACAACAAGTTGACCGCCGACCGGTTCAACTACTCCGGCGCGGGCAAGATGCTCTCACCCACCTACGGGCTGCGCGACATCAGCGGGAAACTCACCGCCGAATACACGGACCAGGCGCTGCTCAACGCCTATATGGCCGACAGCCCGCTGGCGCTCAGCCTGACGTTCGTGTCGTCCGAGGCCCTGTCCAGTGGCACCGCCACGTTGCAGATCATCCTGCCGGAGATCAAGCTCAACGGCGAACTGCCCAAGGCCAACGGCACCGAACTGATCACGATGTCGGTCGACTTCGACGTGCTGGACAACCTGACGGCGACGCAGCCCATCTGGGCGGTTCTCCGCACGGCGGACACCGCGCTCTAGCCATGGCCAACGCCGATCGCCCGGTGAGGTCTCGCGCGGTCGACCTATCCGTTGACGCCCGCGAGTTCCATCTCGTTCTCAAGCAGGCCAAAGAGTTCGATCGAAAGATCTACCTCAACCTGCGTCGGGAACTGCGAGCGGCAGCAGCACCAGCGGCGGCAGATGTGCGTGCAGAAGTGATGAAGCCGTCGATCCGGCTCAGTTACCGCAAGCACGTCTACGGCGCCGAAGCGCTGAACGAACTCGCCTCACCTGGCGAGAGGGTGAGTAAGCGCCGACTCCGCGAGCACATCGCCAAGGGAGTCAAGGTCCAGATAGCAGCGTCGGAGAAGTCCCGACGCGTCGGCGTGTTCATCGTTTCCAAGGGTTCCGATCCCGGCTCCAAGATGCTCAAGCGCGTCTGGGATCAGGGGCGCTGGCGGCATCCAGTGTTCGCGGACGCCGCCAACAAGACACGCAAGGAATGGAAATGGGTGCCGCAATACGGGCGTCCCTACTTCGGGTCGGTCGTCCAGAAACGCGCCCCGCAGATTGAGGCCGCAGTCAGGAAGTCACTCGCCGACACGGTGGCACAACTACCCAAGAAATAGCACCACCAAGGAGACGACATGAAGATCAAGATCCAAGGCGTCGAATATGACGTCGCCGAAGTTGGCCGGCTGTCCCTGCTCGACCTGCTGGAGTTGAAGAAGCAGACCGGGCTGAATGTTGAGGACATGACCACCCCACTCGCCGAAGGCGGCGACTCCATCATCGCCACCAACGAGGGCGTCATGGCACTCGGTGCGCTGATCTGGCTCACCCGCCGCAAAGCCGGCGAACGGGAACTGACCTTCGAGCAGGCGTGTGACTTCCCGCTCGACGAGCTGGAGTTCGTCGACGATACGCCCGAGGTCGTGGAGGCCGACCCTCTGTAAGCCGGTCTGGGTTCCGCTCAGGCCGCAAGGGTCCAAGCGAGCGGGACAAGATCGGCGACCTTGAACAGCACGTCTACACGCGGCTGCTGACCGTCTGCCATGTGTGGCCTGGGATCACCCCACTGAACGTGTGGGAAATGTCCCTGGACATGTGGCTGATGTTCGCCGCAGCAGCAGACCAGTGGAACGAACAGCAGAAGGAGGCGAGTCGTGGCCGGTAGTACCGCTATGACGTTCAAGCTGTTCGGGCACGACGTCAGCGCTTCCAAGACATTCAAGGATGTGGGCAAGACCGCCGCCGGCGTCGCTTCCGGGATGGGCGTGGCTTTCGCCGCGTCAAAGGTGACCGACTGGGCCAAAGACTCCATGAAGGCGTTCTCCGACGTCGGCAAAGAGACGCTCAAGTTGCAGCGCTACATGGGCGGTTCCGCAGAAGAATCGTCGCGACTCGGCCACGCCTTCAAGATGTCAGGCGTCGACAGTGAGAAGTCGGCCAGGGCACTGGGAATTTTTTCCAAAGCGCTGTCCAAGGGCTCACTGGAGCAGGACACCTATGCGTCCAAGATGGCCGAGGTTGAGAACGGCACCAGCAAGACGATTCCGACCATGGGCGCCATGGCGAAGAAGTTTGAAGAGCTCGGGATCAGCACCAAGGACGCCAACGGCAAGACGCGGGAAATGAAGGACGTCCTGATGGACGTCGCCGACAAGTTCCAGACGATGCCCGCAGGCGCAGACCGCACAGCCCTTGCCATCAGTCTCTTCGGCAAAGCCGGGGCTGACATGCTGCCCTTCCTTTCCCGCGGAAGTGCCGGGATCGCGGAACTGATGAAACAGTCCGACGCTCTCGGGACCACCATGAGCGGCAAAGACGCACAGGCGGTCAAGGACTTCACCAAGACCCAGCGTGAGTGGGGCGAAGTCATCAAGGGCGTGGAAATCTCGCTGGGACGGGCGCTCTACCCGACACTGACGAAACTCGGCAACACGATCCTGCCGCTACTGCTGCCCAAGATTCAGATGTTCACGGCGCAGATGGCGAAAGCCCCGGACATCATCGAGCAGAAGTGGCCGAAGATCGAGGCGGCAATCAAGACCGCGTTCCTGAAGGTGGAGCAGTTCCAGAAGACGATCAGAGACAACTGGCCCGCGATCAAGGACACATTCAGCCGGGTCGGAGATGCACTCAAGCGCGTCGGCGAGTGGACCAAGATGCTGTGGGACAAGTTCCAGAGCCTCCCAGGGCCAGTCAAGGAACTCATCGCCATGTTGGCCATAGCGCAGAAGACCGGCGTGCTGTCCATCGCGTTCAAGGGTCTCGACCTTGCGAAGAATCTGGTAGCCAAGATCGCCGGGATGGTCGTCCAGGCGGGCACCGTCATCGTGAACGGGGCCGCAGGAGCTGGGTCCACTGCTGCTTCAGGAGCAAGTGCGGCGGCTGGGAATGCTGGCAAGGGCGCTGGCGCTATCGCCGCGACACTCGGCAAGCTCGGTGGCTGGGCGGCTGCCGCCTACGTCCTGTATTTGGCCCTGAACAACGCGTGGGACGTTCTGACCCAGAAGAAGTCTCCCGGTGATGGACTGTTCTACGCCATGACTCGGTTCGTCCCCGAAGGAAACGTCCTACACAGCGTCGTCAAACTGTGGGGCGGCATCTGGGATATGGTCACCGGCAAAGCGCAGCGAACCTCTGACGCCATGCGCGGGCTCCACTGGTGGGATGGCGTGCTCACCATCGGCCAGCAGCGCCTCGCTGATCAGGTGGGCAACGCCAACTTGTCGATGGCTCAACGGATGCTCGTGCTGTCCAAGCTGCGCGATGCCGGCGCCATCGAGATCCAGAGTCTTCGCGATCAGGGCGCCTCGCAGGAAGCGATCGAACAGAAGACCATCAAGTGGAAAGACGCCATCCAAAAGGCTGGCGAGAAACTGGGCTGGACCCAGGGGCAGATCGACGCCTACAAGGGCAAACTCGACAGCATCCCTTACGGCAAAGAGACCATTATTAGAGCGCGCACCGGCGACGCGTCGCGCTCGGTGCTCGGGTTGGCTTCGACCATCAACGGCGTCGTTCACCCGCCGCCTATCCTGTTCTCGGCTGACCCTTCGGGCGCTATCCACGCGATCAATCTCATTCTTCAAGGGTTGAGCATGGTTCGTTCGGCGGGCGACATGGCGCGTATCCGGTGGGGGTTCGGCGTTCGCCAGTTCGCCACCGGCGGCATCGTCACGCAAGCCACTATGGGAATCATTGGTGAGGCTGGACCTGAGGCGGTTATCCCGCTGAACCGCGCCGGTGACCTTATCGGCGGCAACCGCACCGAGGTTCACGTTCACGTGT